TGCGGATAGCTTTAGAAAATGGTGTAGTGCTGAATGTGGTGTGAAACTTGCCAAAATAGCCCAAGAGAAAGCACGTCAGAAAGCCATAGAAAAGCGAAATCGAGAAGAAAGGGCAAAGATTAAAGCAACGAGAGAACGCTTAAAATCTCGTTCTGAATGGCTTAAAGACGCTCAGGCTGTTTTTAATGAATACATTCGTTTACGAGATAAAGATGAGCCTTGTATTTCGTGCCGGCGTTTTCATCAAGGGCAGTATCACGCAGGGCATTATCGCACGGTAAAAGCGATGCCAGAGCTGAGATTTAATGAGGACAATGTTCATAAACAATGTAGTGCTTGTAACAATCATTTGAGCGGAAACATTACAGAATACCGTATCAACCTTGTGCGTAAAATCGGGGTAGAGCGAGTAGAAGCATTGGAAAGCTATCACCCTCCTGTGAAGTGGTCGGCTGAGGATTGTAAGGAAATTATTAAGACGTATAGGGCGAAGATTAAGGGGTTGAATAATGCAAATTGATGTGAAACGTGTGCTGATGTTGTGGGGTGGATATGTACGCTTCACTGATTGCAAGGGGTATCCAACCATGCAGTCATTTATGCGCGAGAGTCCTGAAATGCGGACAAAGCGTCGTTATTTAGCTCGGCTTGATGATGATACATTGGAGAAAGTTGATATACAAATCCGATATTTAGAACAGCACTTTCCAAAGCAGTTTGATTTACTCTTTTTTCGCTATGTATGCGGTTATGAGCCTAATCAAGTGTGGCGGAAGTTATCGCTCAGTAAAGGTAGCTATGAGAATGAGTTACGGCTTGCCGAGCGATTTGTTGAAGGTGCTTTAGTTGGTAGTCAGATTAGCTTGCTCTTGTAAACGTTCTACTGCCAGTTTAATCAGTTGGTTTTGTGGAATGTTTCGTTCACGGGCAAGTTGTTCAATTAGGGCAATGGTTTCCACGCTGAGTTTATATGACTTTGCTTTTACACCACGCTTTTCATCTGAGCGAGCTTTTATTTCATTGATTGACAATTTCATTATTTTTCTCCATAATTTGAAGAACTAGGGGAGGCTAGTCCCCTAGTAAGTTATCAGATTAGTAAACTGGCAAAGACCAGAGTAACAAAATGATAACTAGGATAATGTATTTAAACATTTGATTATCCTCTTCAAGCGTGAGGATTAAGCCTCACACTCGCTTTCAGTCCGTGTTAAATTTCCTAGGTCTAACTACTGAAAGCGATGTTATTATAATTCGGTGCACCGAATAAAACAAGTATTATTTTAGAAAAGCCCGCATTTTTCGGAATGTGGGCTTTTTATTGTCTCAACCGCACTGCTACGCCTTATTTTGTTCTGCAAACAGCTTAATGCCTTGAGTAATTATTTGCGTTTTAGACAATCCTGTTTGTTCAGAGAGTTCGGCTAGTAAAGTGATCACTTCTTCGTGGAGCTTATAGGATTGCACTCTTACACCACGTTTTTTATCGCTTTTAGCGTTGATTTCTGCTCTTGTCATTGCCATAAATTACCCCTTGCATTTTTGGTTAAGTTATCTTAAGATTGGAGTCATCGGGGGAAGGCACTCCCCCGATGGATTATCCTAGAACGCTGGCATTGCCACCATTAAGAGGATAATTAGGATTACGATTTTGAACAACATATCCTAAACTCCATTTTGAAGACCCTGAACTGAACAAGTCAGGGTTTTCTTGTATCTAAAGCACCTTGCCTTAGATGTGATTATTGTAATATTACTTACATTTAAATGCAAGTGTTTTTTTTGTAGAAAATACTACATTATTTTATTTGACATCCCCAAAACTTCAGAGTAGTATTTATCCCATAGGTGTCGAAACCTTAACCAAAAAGCTTCCCAATGGAAGCTGTTTTTTATGGGATAAGATATGGGTCGAAGAGATAATATCAAAGCAAATTTAGCTAAGTTAAAAGAGCGGTTTCCAAATGTTTTTTTCGATACTAAACCATTAGTGCCTACAATTATCGATGATATGCTTGCTGTACTTGGTGATGATGAATTATCGAAAGTGGTTCAAGGTGCTATGCGATATTATTTAAATTCACCTAGCTATTTAAAACGTTTTGTTCGTAGAAAATGGATCAGAGATGTTAATGGTTCAAAAGTGAGATTAATTACTGCGGAAGAAAAGCAACTAGCGAGAGAAAGATTAAATCAAATTAACGAACATAATTCCAAAGCCAATGCTGAATATCGTTTTGCTGTTGCACTCGCAAGAGAAACGAAGATTGAATATAAGAAAGTTGAATTACTTGAGCAGAAAAATCCTGAAAAAAGTAAAGTAGTTGTAATCCATAGACGAACACCCAAAATTAAAAGTGAATAACTACAAGAAAGCCTATTGACAATCAATAGGCTTTTTTATTATTATTTTTTTGCTCTCAAAAAGCATTGTAAATCTATTCGGTTATCTCAACTCACCCCGTTAGTGTGATTTTTTTGTACCTGAAATTCAGTGGATTTGACCGCCATTATCAAATTAATTGCAGGCAAAAAAAGAGATAGATACTCTATATCAATGGTCGAGTGGGCGACTAATACAACACCTTCGGGGAATACGTCCAGCTTACTACTAGGCTTTTGAGCCACTCGACCACCAGTCAATTTCATATGAAATTAACTGCTCATTACTCAAAAAATTAGTAGGAGTCAAAATGACAAATCAAATTTCAACTCAAACTATCTCTTTTTACGGGACGGATCTCATTACTTTAAAAATTGATGATGTGGTTTATACAGCCGTTTTGCCAATCATTAATGCTTTGGGATTAAGTCAAGGTACACAATCAGCCAAACTTCAAAGAAATAAAGAAAAATTCAGTTGTACTCATATGAAAACAACTGGATCTGACGGCAAAACTTACGAAATGCTCTGTATGCCACTTAAAAAACTCAATGGCTGGTTATTTAGCATCAACCCTGAAAAAGTTCGTCCCGATTTGAAAGATCGTGTAATTCAGTATCAAGAAGAATGTTTTGAAGCTCTCTACAATTACTGGCACTTTGGCAAAGCCGAACGCAAAACAACCACAGACGAACGCACAGGCTTACGACAAGCAGTCAGTGCTTTAGTCAGTAAAAAAGGTTTAATCTATTCTGATGCCTACTCACTTATTCATCAGCGTTTTAATGTTGAGCATATTGACGAGCTAACCCCTGAACAAGTCGGAATGGCGGTGGAGTATGTTCACAAAATTTATCTTGAAGGTGAATTGATTATTGATGAGCCAAAACAGAATGTTGCTACACCAAATGATGAGGCAGTAAGGATCGCCAAATATCTTGTAAGAGCAAGAGCTTTTGCAAAAGAAGTAGAGGTTTTCCATCGTAAACTGTACGAAGATTTGGGCATTCCTCGCTATGTTAAAAACGATATTGCAGGAAAAGCCTACGACATCGCACACGAATTTAACGTATGGCTTGATCCTTTTATTGAGCAAGCATTACCACAACTTAATCAACAACGATTAGCAAGATTTTAAGCAAAAATTTAACCAAAACCGACCGCTTGCGACCTAGCGTTGCAAGTGGCTTTTGTGTTGCAAAAAAATAATGCGTTTAATCGCTCAAAAAGTGATTGACGTCGTGCGAGAAAAGTAGTACATTTCAGCTATGCTTGCAACTCGTATAAGCGAGAGAAAGCGAAATGATTTTACAGCCCTGAGCAGAAATGCTTGGGGCTTTTTTATTGCAAAAAATAATCCCCAAACAACGGCGAAATTGTTTGGGGATTTTTCATTAACCATTGAAACGGAATGATTAACGAAGATGATTAAGTATAACCCAAAACATCAAGTAAAGGTAGGTGGGAAAATGAGTGAAAAAGATGCTGGTATTGTGGGTAAACGTTTAGCAAATGCTGCAACAATTGCTGCTCTTGGTTTTGCGATTGGTGCTGCTTGTTTTGGGATTAGTTTTATTTTATAGGCTCACTTCGGTGGGCTTTTTTATTGCCTGAAACGAGGGCTAAGGTATGAAAAATGTTATGAGAGATATGGGAACACAGACGTATATTTGGTCTGGATTTAGTGGGATTATTGCGTGGCTGAGTGAGCAACAGAATTTAATGATTTTAAGTCTTGCGATTGGTATTGTGACGGCGTGTGCGAACTTGTATCAACGCTGTGACGAAGGTAAGGCGAAGCGTCGTGAACGTGAGCGAGCCGAAGAAGCTCATCAAATCAGAATGCAGATTTATCGGGTAAGGGCAGAGAGGTTAAGCAATGAGCAAGCTAAGAAAACTGGGTAAATTTGGCGGTGGGGTTTGTTTTGTCAGTGCCATTATTGCGGTGTTGAATACAGATTTTCACGGTCAATTTCGTACAAGTAAGCAAGGGCTTGAGATTATCGGTGATGCGGAAGGTTGTAAACGTGAGCCTTATTTGTGTCCTGCAAATGTGCTTACTGTTGGCATTGGTTCAACGGAAGCGTCAAGCGGTAAGATTGAAAGAAAAGTTTACACAGACAAAGAGATTGCACAGCGTTGGTTGGTTGATATTCAGCACGCAGAAAAATGTGTGAAGCGTTACGCAAATGGTGGTGATATTCCGCAATCGGTGTTTGATGTTGCTACTTCGCTGACGTTTAATGCTGGGTGTGGCACGGTGAGTAAATCGACGTTCTTTCGTAAAATCAAATCAGGCGATTATGTTGGTGCCTGTAATGAGTTGCCTAAATGGGTTTATTCAGGTGGCAAGAAGTTACGAGGGTTAGAAATCCGTCGTGAGAAAGAGAAGGCGTTATGTTTAGCTGGGTTAATAAAATCTTAATGGCATTGATTTTGGGCTTGTGTGCGTGGCTATGGGGTCAGTCACAGAGGATAAGTGCATTAACAGCCGAGAACCAGACGCAAGCCCAAACTATTGAGCAACAGCAAGAAGCAAACAATAAGCTGACAATGCAACTGCAACAAGAGCGACAAGCGGTGGAATATCAGCAAAGTGTTGCAAATAAACTGCGAAAGCAGGTGGAGCAGAGTAATGAACAGATTAAAGCTATTTTACAGAAAGAGCCGTGTAGCGTTACTGCTTTGCCTCGTCCTGTTGTCGATGAGCTTAAGCGGTTGCACAGCAAGGACAAAGATTGAGTATTTATATCCACCGCAAGCCTTTTTGGTGCCGTGTGAGCGGTCAGAGTTTGGTGGCACAACCTATGGTGATGCTATCGAGTATCTCGTTAAGGTGATGGGAGAACGTGACTTATGTGCGGGTCAGGTTGAACGTATTAGAGAATGGCAAGCACGAACTAAGCAAGGGTTTAAATAGCGGATTAACGTTTGTGCCACGATAAAGAGCGGTTAGATGATCGCTCTTTTATTTTATGTAAATTAAATGCTACATAATTTGCGTATGGTTTTGGGGTTGTTGGATAAATTCCCGAGAAAATACGCAAGTGATGTGATTTATATATAACAAATTTTAAGGATTTATCTTATGACCAAGAAAGACGAGGGTAAATCCACGTCTAAAGGCGTGGGTAAATCTAAATTAACGGATAAACAGCAAAGGTTTGTTGAAGAATATTTGATTGACCTTAACGCAACACAAGCGGCGATTAGAGCTGGTTATAGTGCGGACACTGCTCGGCAAATAGGAGCAGAAAACTTGTCAAAACTTGTCATCCAAGAAGCAATTCAAGAAGCACAAAACAAACGAGCTGAGCGTGTAAATGTTACTCAAGATGATGTTTTAAAGGGATTACTTGAAATCATCTCAATGAGTACAGGCAAGCAGAAAATCACAGAAACGGAGTTGAGTAAGGTTGATGGCTCTATTGTGCCTATGGACGTAGAGAAAGTTTGTTTTGAGCCTCACGCAGCAAATAAAGCGCTTGAGCTATTAGGTAAACATCTTGGTATGTTTAAGGATAAAGTCGATGTAACAAACTCTGACGGCTCACTTCGCCCTACGGTTATTGAGTTGGTAGCACCAAATGAAAATACAGCTTAATCTTCCTCCTAAACTGATACCGGTGTTTACACAGCAGAATGTGCGTTATCGTGGTGCTTATGGTGGTCGTGGTTCGGCAAAAACACGCACTTTTGCCAAGATGACTGCGGTTGTAGCGTATCAACGGGCAATGCAAGGCGAAAGCGGTGTGATTTTATGCGGTCGTGAGTTTATGAACTCGTTGGAAGATTCATCATTAGAAGAGATTAAGCAAGCCATTCAAAGTGAACCGTGGCTGACCGATTTCTTTGAGGTTGGTGAGAAATATGTACGCACAAAGTGCGGTCGAATTTCCTATATTTTTACAGGTTTACGGCACAATCTTGACAGTATTAAATCAAAAGCACGGATTTTACTTGCGTGGATTGATGAAGCAGAAAGCGTGAGCGAAATGGCGTGGCGGAAACTTCTGCCTACGGTGCGTGAAAACGGTTCGGAAATTTGGTTAACGTGGAACCCTGAAAAGAAAGGTTCGGCAACGGATTTACGCTTTAGGCAACATCAAGACGAAAGCATGGCGATTGTTGAAATGAATTATAGCGATAATCCGTGGTTTCCTGATGTGTTGGAGCAAGAACGCTTAAGGGATAAAGCCCGTTTAGATGATGCGACTTATCGCTGGATTTGGGAAGGGGATTATCTTGAAGAAAGCGAGGCTCAAGTCTTTAGAGGAAAATACCAAGAGCTTGAGTTTAAGCCTTTACCTGATTTCGAAGGTCCTTATCACGGGTTGGATTTCGGTTTTGCTCACGACCCAACCGCAGCGATTAAATGCTGGGTGTTTAATGATGAATTGTATATTGAATATGAGGCTGGCAAAGTCGGGTTAGAGCTTGATGATACAGCGACATTTTTGCAGAAAGGTATTGTTGGCATTGAACAGTATGTGATACGGGCAGATTCAGCAAGACCTGAGTCTATTAGCTATTTAAAGCGACACGGCTTGCCTCGTATTGATGGCGTTTCAAAATGGAAAGGGAGTGTTGAAGATGGGATTGCTCATATTAAATCCTACAAGAAAATCTACATTCACCCACGTTGTCAGCAAACCTTGAATGAATTTCGCTTGTATAGCTATAAAACCGACCGCTTGTCTGGCGATGTGTTGCCTGTTGTAATTGATGCACATAACCACTATATTGATGCGTTGCGGTATGCGCTTAATCCTCGTATTCAGCGGAAAGGGGATTTTAGTCAAAATCCACTTAAACTTTACTAAGGATAATTTATGTCTGATGTTTCTATTGTTATGCGTGAAATCAGGGCGTTGAATGAAAAAGGTGTAATGATTGATGATTTGCTTGGTGGCACTAAAACAATGCGACAAGCAGGGAAAAAATACCTTTATCAATTCAGCCTTGAGGAAGAAGAGGCTTATAAAAACAGACTTAACCGCTCAACGCTTTATCCTGCTTTATCGGAAACGCTCTACCAAATGACAGGTAGAGTTTTTTTTGAGCCGATTACGACAAATAACGTTCACGATAAATTAAAGCAAGATATTTTGCCTGATGTGGATTTAGAGGGAAATAATGTCGATGTGTTTTCTTCTCGTTGGTTTAATGCAGGTTTAACTTATGGCGTGGCGTGGTGCTTAGTGGATTACACCCGTACTGAGAATATTCGTACCATTGCTGATGAGAAAGCGGCTAATGCTCGTCCTTATTTTATTTTGATTAAGCCTAAAAATGTTTTGGGATTTAAAACGGATAAAATCAAAGGGAAACGACAAATCACGCAGTTCCGCTATATGGAAGAAGTGTCGGTAGATGATGGCGAGTTTGGTTCGAAGATTGAAAAAATAATTTATGTGTACGAAATCGGCCGTATGCGTAAGTATAAAGCGGCAGAGGGGCAATGGACGCTGATTGATGATGTGCAACTTCTTGCTCAAAATCGACCGCTTGAAGTGGTGCCTGTTGTACCGTTTATTACGAAAGAAAGTGGAGTGCTTGCGTTAGGCGAACCACCGTTGCTTGAATTGGCTTATCTGAATATTAAGCACTGGCAATCACAATCCGATCAGGACAACATTTTAAATACCGCTCGTGTGCCGTTATTAGGGATTTTCTCCGATACTGAAGTTAATAAGCTACAAGTTGGTGGCAGTGCGTTGCATTTACCAGCCGGTTCTCAAATTGCTTATATCGAACATTCAGGCAATGCGATTAACGCAGGGCAAGAGAGTTTGAAAGAGTTGGAAAGCCAAATGCGTGTTGCGGGTGCGAAACTCTTAGATAAAACGGTGTTAGCGATGACCGACAGCCAAGCTAAAGATGAGCAGAGTAAAGAAATCAGTTTATTGCGATTGTATGCGAATAAGTTTGAAGATGCGTTAGATTTAGCGTTGGAATACGTTGGATTATGGTTAGGTATTGATGATGTTGGTAAGGTAGAGATTAGCGGTAATATTGATGACGATCTCGATCCAAATGCCTCAATGGATATGGTCATTAAAATGCAACAAGCAGGCACACTTTCAAAACAAACCGTCTTTAATGAGGCGAAACGTCGTGGGCTGATTAGTGATAATGTGGAATGGGAAGATGAACAGGCTCGCTTAAATGAAGAAGGGGTAGATTATGGCCTTGAGTTCGCAGGACAAACCGAAACAAAGCCTGAATAGTCGTATTGCATACGCCTTGACTGATCGCAAAATTCTGCATTTTCGTTATGATGCACATCTTAGACAGCAGGTAATGAAACGGCTAAGTAAAACACAACGTGAGTTGCTCAATCGTTTAGCGGCCGCAGGTGTGGATGCTTTACCTAAAAAGCAATTAGACACACTGCTTAAGGAGCTTAAGCAAGAAGTTGCAAAAGTCTATCAAGAAATGACCGCTTACACGCAAGACGAGTTAAGCGGTTTTTTCACGGCGGAAACCCAACATATTCATCAGCTTTACAATGATGAAGTCGGCTTTGATTTTTTTAATCAAGTGCCTGAATATAAGCAAAAAGCGAATAAAACCGCAACGATTATTGCAGGTTCACCTTTAGAAGACTGGTGGGCAAAACAAGGTAATGATTTTGCGTTTAAGTTTGAAGGGATTATTCGTCAAGGGTTGTTAGATGGCCAACAAACAAGTCAAATGATTAGTGATGTTAAGCATTTAATGAATACGTCTCGCAGACACGCTGAAACCTTAGTGATTACTGCGGTAGCGAAAGTGGCAGATAATGCTCATCAAGCCTTAAGAGATGAAAACCTTGATATTTTGGCGGGAGAAAAACACCTTTCTACATTAGACACTCGAACATCAACCGTCTGTCAATTAAGAGATGGGTTAATGTGGGATTTAGATAAAAAGCCGATAGACCACGATGTACCTTATCAACGACCGCCTTTGCACCCACGTTGCCGCAGTATTTTACAGCTTGTAACCAAGAGCTGGAAAGAGCTTGGGATTGATGGTGTAGATGAAATGCCATCAAGCACGAGAGCAAGTCAAGATGGCCCTGTATCAGAACAGATTAACTACGAAAATTGGTTAAAAAGCAAATCGCCTGAGCAACAAGATCAGGTTTTAGGCAAAGGTAAGGCGGGTTTATGGCGTAGAGGTGTAATTACTTTTGCGGATATGTTGGATCAGAGTGGTAGACCGTTGACGTTAAAGCAATTAAGCGTAAAATTGGAGAATGGTCTTTTAGATACAGAGCAGTCATTGAACCAAACAACAATTGAATTGCTTGATGACTTAAAGGCTTACAATATCGAATATAGACCAGTCCAAATGCTTTCAAGTCAGTTATCTAGTGATGATATTATTGCTAAGTTAGCTGGTGGTGATGAAACAAAAGGATCTTGTGCGTCTTTAGCTTTATCTTATATTGGTAATAGAATTGGGCTTGATGTTACGGATTATCGCGGCGGTAAAAGTTGTGATTTTTTCAGCTATAAGCGTAATGTGAAAATGTTATTTTCTGCAAAAGGTGTGATAGCCAAAGAGTTTGAGGTATTAAGGGAGGCTAAAGGTGCAGCTGATATTCTTAACTCTGAGCTGGTATTAGGCAGGGAGTATTATTTAAGTGCAGGTAGACACGCAGCTATTGTGCGTCGTAGCAATGGCGGCTTAGAATATCTTGAATTGCAATCAAAAGATAAAAATGGTTGGATGCCTTTTAATAAATATGGCTCTGTAATTAAGACTTTAAATAAGCGATTTGGCTGTCGGTTAAGTCCTGAAAAATATAGTTTGAAAAGAAAAATACAATTAGCTGAAGTTGATAGCTTTAAATCAGCGAAGCAAGATCTAAAAGAAGTGTTAGGGTATTTAAATACAGCTGAGGATAAACAGAAAAAAGGTGTTTTAGGGGAAGAAAAATGATCTCTTGGTATAAAAACCATAAAAAAGATAAAGTTTGGTGGAAAGATAACGATGAAAAAATTGGTGAACTGGTTTTTTCATTTGATAAAGTGATTGAATTTAACTTTTGGCAGGATTATCCGCATAAACTAACGCCTGAACAGAAAGCTATTTTTGATGCAGAGAATGAGATTCTTGTGCGGGATTTGAAAGGTCAGTCATAAGTATTCAGGATTTATAACTGCGTGGTGTAATTACATTTTGGGATATGTTAGATCAGAGTGGTAGACCGTTGACGTTAAAAGATTTATACTTAATGCATAATTTAGACGTTGGTTATAGTACTATGAACAGCATTGAAGAATTGCGACAAAAGGCAGTTGATGTAGAACCTGAGATTACAGAAAAAATCACAGAAATTATTTCGTCTGTTGGTGCAAAAACAGCTGGATTAGAATATCGTCTGAAGTCTTTAGAGTCGCTGAAAAGAAAAGTGGAAACAGAAATTCTTGCTGGTATTTCTGAGAAACAGGCAATCAATAGTGTAAAAGATGTTATTCGTTATACTGCAATTCTTGATGTTAATAACTTTGTGTTGCAATATGACGAAATTAAGTCAGCACTTGAAAAACAAGGTTACTTGACTGTTGTTGTGAAAAACTCTTGGAAAGATGGGGCTGTTTACAAAGGCGTTAATACTTTTGTTACCACTTTGATTAAAAAGGATAATGTTGTTTTTGAATTACAATACCATACTCAGCAAAGTTTTGATTTAAAAAATGGCGTATTGCATAATCTTTATGAACAGTTTAGAGATCCTGCAACATCTCAAGATGAGAGAAAAAAATTGTACGAAGAAATGCAAATATTAAGCTCACAATTAACCGCACCTAAAGATATTCATAAGGTAAAAGGAGTGAAATAATGTATCAATATTATTTAGCCCAAATTGGTGAAAATCAACAAAAGCTTATTCGTGGCATACCAGATGATTTACTTTCTTTTTCTACTTATGAACCAGAAAAAGAAGATTGGGATCAAAAGTTTGGTACTTTTTGGGCTGATAAAATCTTAGTAAGTGATTTTGATGCATTTAAAGAAATCACCGAAAAAGAAGCTATTCGTTTTATTAAGGTTCACTAATGCTTTCTCATAAAGCTGAATTACTAGCTAAACAGTTGCATGCAAATCAAGTTGATAAAGCTGGAAAAGCCTATGTTAATCATCTGCAATCTGTTGTTGATGGGCTTGTTCAGCCAACGGATGATGAATTAGCAGTAGCTTGGTTACATGATAGTGTAGAAGATACAGCTATCTCGCTTGCTCAAATTAAAGCTGAATTTGGTTCAGTTGTAGCAAATGCTATTGGGGCGATAACGAAACGAAAAGGCGAATCATACGAGACTTATTTAAAACGAGTAAAAGCAAATGATATTGCTCGAAAGGTCAAGATAGCTGATTTAACTCATAATATGGATCTAAGTCGTCTAGCAAAAGTCACTGAAAAAGATATTGTAAGACAGCAGAAATATCAGCAAGCTAAACTATTTCTACTAACCTAGCCTAAGCGCTAGGTTTTTTTATACCTAATTTCAACCAAACCGCTTATACAGCAATGTGTAAGCGGTTTTTTATTGCCTGCAAGATAGAAAAGTACACTCGACAAGTAGCGTTTGTGTCTCCCACTCGCTATTTCTTACAGGTTTCTTTTTAGTGGGAAGAAACTAGGAGGCATTTATGCAAGCATTAAAAGCAAAATTCTTTGGTTCAGAAATTTTAGTCATCAATCATAACAGCAAGCCTTATGTGCCGATGAAACAGATTGTAGAAAATATCGGTTTAGTCTGGCACGCACAATTCGAGCGATTACAGCGCAATGAGGTTCTTTCGCAAGGTATTCGTGTTATACGAATACCTTCAAATGGTGGTGAACAAGAAGCGGTTTGTTTACCATTGCACTATCTCAATGGGTGGCTATTTGGGGTCAAAGTTTCCAAAGTTAAGCCAGAATTAAAAGAGAAACTTATTCGTTATCAAAAAGAATGTTATGAAGTGCTTTGGGATTACTGGACTACGGGCGTAGCGAAGTGGGATGAAATTCGACAACGGCGAGAAGTTCTAGAAGAAAATGAAAACGCATCAAAAAAACGCGCAAGCGAAGCAGGACGAGCATTACAAAAACGAAAATTAGAAAAGCATACTTATGAAATTGGTATAGCACGGCTAGATAGAATGGAACAGTTATTACTTGATATTTAAGGTGTGATTATAACGATCGCACCTTTTTTATTACCTGAAACCTAACCGCACTTTCGCAAGATCGTGCGGTTTTTATTATCCACGTTTCGGAAGAAACACAAACTTACTTAGGAAGGAAATCCAAATGAAATTAAAACTCGATGAAAACGGCAATGTTGTGGTTGTAGATGGCAAACCTGTTTATATCCACGATGACGGGAAGGAAATCCCTTTTGATGCACCGCAAGCAATGCAAAAAATTTCTTCGCTCAATGCTGAAAACAAGCAACACCGTGAGGCTAAAGAGAAAGCGGAAGCGGAACTCAAAAAGTTTGACGGGATTGAGGATGTTGCAAAAGCAAAAGAGGCCTTAAAAACAGTGGAAAATCTTGATGCTAAAAAACTGATTGATGCAGGTGAAGCGGAAAAGGTTAGACAAGAAGTGATTAAGGGCTATGAGCAAAAACTGGCAGATGCTAAAGCGTTAGCAGAGAAAGTACAAGGTCAATTGCATACTGAGTTGATCGGCGGTTCGTTTGCTCGCTCTAAGTTTGTCACAGAGAAATTGGCAATGCCTGTTGATGTGGCTCAAGCGTTCTTTGGTAAGCATTTTAGCATTGATGAAAACGGTGCAATTTTGGCAAAAGATGCGCTTGGCAACGAAATTTTCAGTCGAGTAAAACCGGGGCAACGTGCGGATTTTGAAGAGGCGTTAGAGGCTTTAGTGGATGCTTACCCTAACAAAAACTCTATTCTAAAAGGCTCTGGCTCAAGCGGTGGTGGCGGTGGTGCTGGCTCTCCCGCTGGCAAACAATTTAAACGTAGCCAAATGACCCCTGAAGAGATGAACAAGTTTATTCAGGAACACGGTCGTGAGGCATATCTTAATCTACCTAAAGAATAAAGGAAAACATTATGGCAACAGGCTTAAACAAAGATGTGATTATCTACAATGAACTGGCTCAAACTGCATATTTAGAGCGTATTCAAGATAATCTTAATGTATTTAATGCTGCTTCAAACGGCTGCATTTTATTGCAAGATGAGAATATCCAAGGCGATTTTCGCAAACAATCTTTTTACAAAATCGGTGGTTCTTTGGAACATCGTGATGTAAATAGTAATGGCGCGGTTGAGAATAAAACCATTGCGATGGGTGAAATGGTTGGCGTGAAAATTCCGTTTAAATACGGCCCTTATGCAATTACGGAAGAGGCAATGAAACGCCGAGCGAGAAGCACGGAGGAGTTTTCTATCCTTATTGGCCAAGACTATGCGGATGCATTATTAGACGGTTATTTTAAATACCTGACTGCTGGTGCAATCGCGGCAATTGGGACGAATGGTGATATGAAAGCCTCGGCGTCTATTGCAACCGATCACAAAAAAGTATTGACCAAAGGGATGCGTAAGTTTGGGGATAAATTTGGGCGAATTGGTTTATGGGTGATGGACTCTGCTGTCTATTTTGATCTGATTGATGATGCAATTACAAATAAAGTATTTGAATCGGAAGACCAGATTATTTATGGCGGTTTACCGGCAACAATGGGCAAGCCTGTGTTAGTAACGGATAAAGCCAAAGCTAACACCATTTTAGGCTTACAAGCCGGAGCAATTACTATCACGAATTCGCAATTACCGGGTTTCCGAGCTTATGACATTAACAGTGAAGAAAACTTAGCGATTGGTATTCGTGCGGAAGGCACATTTAACCTTGATGTTTTAGGTTATTCGTACAAAGAAAGTGCGGGAGCGAACCCTAACCTTTCGACCATTGGCACGGAAGCAAGTTGGCAAAAATATGCGACCAGCAATAAAAATACGGCTGGCGTGTTAATTGAATTAAGCTAACTAAGTTAAGTGAATATAAAAGCGGTGCGTTTTTGCAAAAAATTAACAAAATCGTACCGCTTTTTATGTTGAGAAGGAGTAATCAA